GAGCGTTTAGAAAACTACCGCAAGAAATACGATCAGAGAAAAGGTGAATTTCTCAAAACCCCAGAACATGACATTAATTCACATGGCTGCGATGCCTTTAGGTATCTGGCAGTAGCGCACCATGAAGGCATGGGTGATGGCTATTCTGCTAGAGGTGGGCCTATCAACAAGTCCAAACCAAAAGTCATTAGGAGCTGTTAATGCGATACGTGAAATCAGATGGCACTGTTGCAAAACAGCCACACATGGAATCCCAGTCAATCAGCAAACGATTGCGCGATGTTTGGTCTACGCTGCCCAGCAAAGGCCTTAAAAACCCCCTTGAATATGAGAATGGCGTAAAACCCATGAGAAGAGGTAAAAATGAGTCCTGAACTGATATGCCGTAGATTTCATGCTGTACAAAGCACACGAACTTTAGTTGACGATATGTGGTACGCGATAGAACGATACATTGCGCCATATCGCGGCCAGTTCTTTAAAGATGATCACACAGAGGGATCAGTAGAATGGCGTAGGCCTTTTGTCTATGACGCTACAGCTATCATGGCAAGTCAGAACCTGGCCAGCTCATTACACAGCAGACTGACAAGTGCCAGTGCTAAATGGTTTGGTATGCGTTTTAAACAGGATGATTTAAACGACAACAAGGAAGCATTGGAATGGTTAGAAGAATGTAACGAACTTTGTTATGAAGCACTGCAAAATTCTAACTTTAACGTGGAAGTCAATGAAACTTATCAGGACCTGGTTAATTTTGGAACCAGCGTGATTATTGAGGAATTAAATGATGATAACGGTGATGATTCCGAAATTAATTTTAAATCTGTCCCCATTAAAGAATGTTTTTTTGAAGAAGATCACAAGGGCGAGGTCCTTTGTTTCTACAGGCATTTGCAGTGGACACCTAAGCAGATGTGGGACTTTTTTAAAGAAGATTTACCGCAAACTTACATGGACATGGCAAAAGATGAAGCATTGGACCCAGAAAAACGGGTTGATATTATTTTTTGCATTTATCGCAGACTTGATGTTGATGTAAATGTTACTGGCGTTTTAAGTGCTGACAAAAGGCCCTGGGGCTATCGCTATGTGACAATGAATGACTGTGAACCTATTGGGCCAGAAGGCGGTTATTATGAAAAACCTTGCATGGTCCCTAGATGGCGTAAAACCTCTGGTAGCATGTGGGGCAATTCCCCAGCAATGGTTGCTCTGGCAGACACACTGACGTTAAACCGCACAATTGAACTAAACCTAACAGCTGTTGAGAAGAACCTGGACCCGCCTATTTTGACCAGTAACAGAGGTCTGATAGGTGATATGAATATGCAAGCTGGTGGTCTGAATGTTGCGCGTAATGTTGATGACGTTAAACCATTCACTACTAATGCAAAATTTGAGGTGACATACCAGGAAATGAATCGCCTACGCGATAACATAGAATCCTATTTCTTTATCCCACAGCTGATCCTACCCCCCATGGAAGGTACACCAGCAACTGCTACTGAAATCTCAGTGCGTATGCAGCAGCTAGAGGCCTTAATCGGTCCTACACTGGGTAGACTGCAAACTGATCTGTTGGACCCGATTGTAACCAGGACTTTTGCAATCCTATCCAGGGCAAAAAAACTGCCAGAAATGCCAGATATTGTTGCTGAAATGGAAGGCAGGGTTGAGATCGAATACATATCCCCTATTGCCAAAACACAGGAAGCCTCAAATGTGGCTGCAATAGAACGCTACCTAATGATGGTTGGCAATTTAGCGCAAATATTCCCAGAAGCTGCTGATATTCCAGATGTTGATGAAGCTATGCGCCAGGTACAGCGTATGCTGGGTGTTTCCGCGAAAGTATCTAAGGACCAAGGCGATATTGATAAAACCCGTAAGGATAGAGCACAGCAGCAACAAGCAATGACGCAAGGTGCAGCGATGGAACAGATGGGTAAAGGGCAACAGGCCCTGGTTGATGCTAATACACCTAAAGGGGAGCGATAGATGGATAAGGACCAGGAATTAGAAGTAGAACTGATTAAAACGGTATTCAGCAGTGATGCTGGCCAGAAGTTATTGGATATGTGGGCCATGGATTATGTATTAACGCCGATATTCCACAACGACACTAATATCATGTATGCCTCCGTTGGTATGCAAGAGTTTGTCCAAAACATCATATTGAAAAAGGAGCAACAGAATGGGTGAAGAAAACGCAAGCTGGCAAGAATCGGTGCCTGAATTTGCAAGGGACTGGAACCAGGTTAAGGAATCGGCCACACCAGAAGATTTCTACAATCGTGTGGGTGAAATGCGGTCCCATATTGGCCAAAGTGTGAGAATCCCTGGGCAAGATGCCAGTGCAGAGGATATGCAGACATTTTATCAAAAGCTGCAAGATAAAGTGCCTGGACTAATGCCTACACCAGATTTAGAAAACCCTGATGCTATCAATGATATTTATAAACGATTGGGCAGGCCTGATGCTGCCGATGGTTATGGTGATATTTCTGGTGATGAAATGTCCTTCAATGATGGCCAGTTAGCAGAACTCAAAGGCCTGGCGCATGACCTGGGGCTTACGAAAAAACAGTTTGAACAACTAGCATCCAGAGTTGGCGGTGAAAACTTTAGCAATAACAACAGCTTACAGGATAAGATTAATGAAAACTCAAAGGTATTGGCAGAGAAATGGGGCTTGTCGGCAGAGGCTAAGTATCAAGAGACGGTTAATTTTGCAGAACAGGCTAATGCACCATCTGAACTCATCGAAGGACTCAAAGCCAGAAAAATAGACAGCGAAACGGTATTGTGGCTATCAAGCCTGGCGCAATCGGTATCTGAAAAACAGCAGGTCAGTTTCCAGGGCAATAATGCTAGCGGCAGTGCAATCACACCAGATGAAGCGCACATGAAAATTGATGAAATTTTGAACAATCCAGATCATCCGTATCATCGTGGCGATGAAGGTGCTAGACGCAGATACCATGATTTATTGCGCCAGGCAAACCCGCAAAACTATCAATAGTTGACTATTTTTTATACAGCTACTACAGTATGGGTATCTGCAATCGGATACCCATTTTTTTGGCCTGATAAAAGATAACTCACTGGTCGCAGAGTATAAACGCGGCAAGCCCAGGACCCACCTTTGGACACTCCTAGACGAAAAATGAACCTAATTTTTCAGACAGGAAATAATCATGTCCACTACAGTCAATCAAGTCTACGTTGATGAATTTAACGCCAATTTACGCCAATTAGCGCAGCAAAAATATGCGCGTTTAAAAGATACCGTTCAAAACGTCAGTTCCAATGCTGAGTCCTATTCATGGGATCGTTTAGGCCCAATGGAAGCTGTTCAGAAAACGCAGAAAATTCAGCCTACGCAAGAAGCGCAATTGTCAGGTCCTTTATTCGATACGCAATTCTCACGTAGAACTGCAATCGCAAAAACCTTTAACGTATCTGAATACATCGAACTTGAAGATCAGATACAGGCTAAAGTTGCTATTAACTCTGGCGTTATGCAATCAATGGGCATGGCGATGGCTCGCGCACATGATGATGAAATCATTCGTGCCATGGGTGATGATGCGCTTGATGGCGATGGTAATGCTGTACCTTTCCCAGCTGCACAAGTCATAGGTGATAATTCTAGTCCGATTTCTTTTGATACGATTACGGAAGTCCAGGAGCGTTTTCTTGAAAACGATATTCAGGGCGAAGTTGCAAAAACAATCGTGGTCGGACCAAAGCAAATACGCAAACTTTTGCAGCTCACCGAGCAAACGTCCGCCGACTTTGTGCAGCGTGAAGCCTTGCAGCGTTTGTCGCAAAATCTGATTGTTCCTAACTGGATGGGTATGCGTTGGGTGTGTTCGACACGTTTGCTAGCGCCAAGTGCAGGTGAAATTGATTGCTACGCTTACACTGATCGAGCGTTAGGTATGGCTATCAACTCTAACCTCCGCACATTCATTCAGCAGGACCCAGCACACAGCTATGCTTACGCAATGTATGCGGCCAGCACTTACGGGGCCTGTCGTGTTGAGGATGAACATATCGTCAAAATCTCACTTGCAGACACTTTGTAATCTACACTTAATAAAACCAGGGAGGTTTCATACCTCCCTTTTTTTTAAGATCACTGAGGCAAACGTATGAAACGTGGCGCGAATCTAACAGACCAAAGACAAATTATCCTTTATGAAGAACAGGGTGCTACTGCCAAGCAGATTTCAGAGGCATTGAAAATTGACGTGAAAGTGGTTCAGTCCTTTATGAAGGAAAAAGTTACAAAGGCAAAGAAAAAGGTCAAAGAACGTGATGACGCTGCACAGAAAGAACATGCAGAAATCATGGAAAAGAAAAAGGGGTAAAGCATGGCCAAAGTCACACAGTCATTTACGGTAGCTGCTGATGGTGCAAGCAAGGCAAACGTGGTTCAGTCTGCATCCTTACCTGGCGCACCAGCACCAGATTCTGCATCTATTTCATTAAAAAACGTGGACAGTTACCGACAAGTAGAAATCAATCAGTGCATTACTCAGATGCGTGATTACGTGATAGAAAATGATTTCTATGGAGCGATAACTATTGTCACTTTGTCGATGCCATTAGACGGTGGCAAAAGCTCTATTGTGGCTGGTGTAGCACCGGAGGATAACACAATTATTCTCACCTACAGCAATGAAGGTGGCAATGACCATGGAACTGAAGTTTTCACAGCTATGGTTGAATACTGTCGCATGGCCATGCGCGATAACTACTTAAAGCTGCTTTAACCATGAGCCAAGTAAACGATTGCAAATACAATGCGTTATCTGCTGTCTTTGGCAGTGGCCATATTAACGATTTAATGCTGAAGTTTTTGCAAGCTAATGGCGCTACTTCTGGCAGTATCAATGATGC